AGGCGACCTCGGCATCATCGTGGTGGACTATATCCAGCTCATGAGGTCGGGAAAGAAGACCGGCAACCGTACCGAAGAGCTTGAACAGATAAGCCGAGGGCTAAAAGAACTCGCCATGGAGCTTGATTGCGTCGTTGTGAGCATCTCTCAGCCCACAATGGCCGCCAAAAGGACCAAAGATAGGCCAACTATCCGGGATTCCAAGGGCTCTGGAGCCATCGATGATGATGCTGATTTGGGCCTTGTGCCGTGGATTTTACACAACGTTGACGAAAATGCGCGCCCCTGGGAGGCCCAAATAGGCATGGATAAGTTCCGACACGGACCAAGACGCAACCTCTATGAGGCTGATATCGAGTGGGACGGAAGTAGAACACGTTTCATTACAGCAGGAGGGGTCTACCGTGGCTAAGTCCAAGAGCGTATTCCCGCCCTGCCCGCCTCCAGCGCATCGAGCGCCGAGCAGATGGGTAAGTGTTGACCCGGCCAGCGGCAAGAAGCCCACCTCCATGGTGGTCTGGGAGGGTATCGAGGCCGTCGAGTTCCTCGACATCGACCACGCGAACTACCAGGAGGTCAGCGAGTCCATCGACGATGTGGACCTCGTGGTCATGGAGGGTGGCGGCTACGTCGGCGTCAACGCCGCTGCCTCTCTCGGACTGTCCAGGGTGCGGGAGCGGTTCGCCACCAGCGCGTGGTACGAGGACATCGCGTATGTCGAGGTGTCTCCCGCTCAGTGGCGTGTTGTCCTTGACCTGCCCACGCAGCCAAGGTCCCGCGCTGTTGCGGGACAGAGGGACATGTGTAATATGTTGTCAAAACCGAGACATGCGCCCATCCTCGGTCTTGCCGCTGCGGCGAAGAACGACGACCGGCGCGCGGCCCTCCTGATTGGATGGGCCTGCTGTCACGCCTGGAACTGGATGGAGGAGTAAGAGATGGCGACCAAGGACGCGAAGCCAAAGGCCAAGCCAAAAGCCAAGGCCAAGACGAAGCCCAAGAACCCAAAGATCAGCAAAGAGTCCGCCGCCGCCATCCGGGCCGGAATCCCGAAGACGAGCCGGGCACCAGCAGCACCGGGCAGCGCTCAGGGTGCCCACCTGAAGAACATGGTCCGGTTCCGCGAGATGGACATCGATGCCGAGCTTGCCAAATGGATCAAGACCATCAGCAGGCGTGGCAACTTTGCTGATGACAGCGTCACCGTCATCGCCATGCTCCGCTACATGCACAGGCACGCCAAGGGCACTGGACTCGGCTGGCTCGTCCCTCAGATCAAGAAGTTCGTCAAATGAGCGCATTTGCTGCCGAAGGGGCGCCGCTCGGACCAGCCCATAAGATCGCTTCCAAAGACATCGTCGTCTACGACAAGGACCGCAGAGGTGGTTCGGTGGCGAAAGCCACCATCGTCGAAGGGCTGCTTGCAGAGGCCATCTCTGGAATCAAGATGACCGTCGATGTCCTCTATCATGACACCGAGGATACCGAGCGCGCCGCCAGAGATGCGTTCAAGGTCATCGGGCTAGAGCTTATTAGCGTCGTTGATATGCTCAGCGGCTACCATGATGCCGCGCTCAGACCCAAACATCGGGCTGTGAGAGCAATCATGGTCGCCATGATCGACCGACTGAAGGCCAATGACATCCAGGATGGGGCCACTGAATCCCAGATGGCGCAGTTTGCCAAAGATGTCGTTGCATTCCTTGAGTGCATCCACGTGTGTATGCTGGAATCCACCGACCGCAAGAAGCGCTATCGGTGGAAGAAGAGGTTTATTGGTGCTTGATGGCCACCACAAGATGCCCGAACCGTCCGATGTGACGCTCACAGGCCCGCAGAGGTCCCTGAAGAAGCGCATGTTGACGGTCCTGGAGCACCTTGAGGCTGGCCACAGCCGCGCATCCGCAGCAGCAGCCGCAGGCGTGGGCGCATCAAGGGTCAAGAAGTGGTATCAGCACGGCCTCACCAAGGTGACGCACCCCCTGTACCCCTGGTTTCGCCAAGAACTGGAGCGAAGCGAGGGGTCCGGGGAGAGCATCTTCGCCAATATCGTCATCAGAGAGGCGACCGAAAAGCACAACTGGCGTGCAGCCATGTTCATTCTCCAGAAGCGCTACAAATGGAACGATAGGCCCGCTTTGGATAACGAAATCCAGGAAGAGCAGCAGAAAGCGCAGCTTGCCAAGACCAAGGCCGACACCGTCTACGTCGAAACGCGCACCGAGAAGATGAAAGAGGACAGCGAGGCGCTCGTTTTGGACCGCCTGCGCGATATCCTCGACGAGGTACGCGAAGAGGTGAAGAAGGATGGCGAGCCAGAAGCTGTCAATTGAGAAAGAGCTAAGGCGCTGCGCCGCTGACTTCAGGTACTTCTGCCGATACCTGAAAATCGTGGACAAGAAGGCCAGGCTCGTCCCGCTCAAGCTCAATGAGGCCCAGTCTGTGCTCGTCAGCGCCATCGAGGAGAACCCATGGGTGTTCGACCTCAAGGCACGCCAGATGGGCGGCACAACAGGCATCGCAGCTTACGCATTCTGGCACGCCTACTTCCGCCCTAACTTCCGGGTGGGCGTTATGGCCCAGAGCCGGGAGAGCGCTGAGCAGATATTCGAGATATACAAGCGCTTCTACGACAACATGCCGTCCTGGATGGTGTTCCCCACCGAGAAGAGCAACGTGCGCGAGATGCTGTTCTTCCATGGAGGCATGGTCCGGGTCTTCACGGCAAACACGCAGAGCGCTCGTGGCACCACCTACAACTTCCTCCACTGCTCCGAGTTCGCCTTCTACTCAGACGTGGAGAAGACCATCCAGGCCGCGTTCCAGACAGCAACGCCTGACGCCATCGTGGTCATGGAGACGACCGCCAACGGGCTCAACCACGCCCATCACCTCTGGGTGGACAAGAACGGCTACGAGAAGGTCTTCCTGCCATGGATGCTCTCCAAGGAGTATACGCTCCACAGCAGGCCACCCGGCATCTCAGGGGCCATCCCCAAGAAGTGGCAGGAGTACGGCAAAGAGCATGGCCTCACCAAGAAGCAGTTGTGGTGGGCGTTTGACACCTACCGAACGAAGTGCGGCAACAACTGGCAGACGTTCCACCAGGAGTACCCGGCCAGCGCCGAGGTCGCCTTCATCACCTCAGGTGAGCGCTACTTTGACAACATCTACCCGCACGTTCGCGCGACTTCGGGCTACAAGCGCTACGCTGAGCCAGGCAAGTATCGCGTTTATTCGCTTGGTGTGGACACTGCGTCTGGCTCGCCATCGGGCGACTATTCGTCGTTTTGTGTCCTCGACATTACCGACAAGGAGAAGCCGAAGTGCGTGAGCACCTACTACAAGCGCGTTCCGCCGAGCGAGTTCGCAGCGAGGGTCTTGGAAGAAGCCAGGGTCTGGGATGCCCTTGTTGTCCCGGAGTCCAACTCATACGGGCTCAGTATCATCGAGCACCTTGTTGGCGAAGGGTATGCCAAGTTCTACCGCCGAACGCAGTTCGACAAGATAGCGAAGAGGTGGCGTCAGGAGTTGGGGTTCGTGACGACCTCGGCAACACGCCCCGTTATCCTCGCACGCCTGCACAAGTTCATCTCCAAGGGCCAGCTAGAGGTTAACGACACCCGCATGCAGGCCGAGATGAACACCTTTGTTTACGCCAAGGGCGGCAAGCCCCAGGCGGACAACGGAAAGCATGACGACATGGTGTTTGCGTGGGCCCTGGCCCTTGCTGGGCTTGAGCAAATCGAGGCCCTCATCGAGGAGAAGACCTCTAAGCGACCGCAAACACTGCGCGAAATGTTGGCATATGAGCAAGCAACAGGTAAGGTCTATCGCGAGGAGTGGGGTGAGGACGACAAGTCGTCACTGGATATCTTCTCGCAAGAGCAATTCGTGCGTAAGCACGTTACATCCGCCAAGATTCCGAGGCGTTAAAAGGAGTGAGCTATGGGGTTGCTAAGCGAAGAAAAGGCGCAGGAACTGGCATCCGAGCTGGAGCTTGGGCTTTCCAATGTGGACATCCCCCCGTCCGAGACCTCGGACGTTAAGCCAGAGGTTGAGGCCGCCCCTGCGGCCGAAGAGAAGGTTGAGGCCAAGGAGGAGACACCGGAAGTGCCGGCTGCTCAACCTGAGGTCAAGACCGAAACCGGCAAGAGCGAGGAGCAGGCTGAGGCCAAGGTGGACGACGGCTCCACTGAGGATGACTCTGTTCCATCGGGTCACCGCGTCCCGTACAAGCGGTTTAAGGGTGTTCTGGAGGCGCGCAACAAGTACCGCACTGAGGCGGATGAGGCGCAAGCGCAGCTGGAGGCCTACAAGAAGCAGATGGAGATGATGCGCAACGAGGTTGCGGCCATGCGAAATCTGCAACCCGCCACGCCGGTAGAGACGCAGCAAGACACCGCCACCGATGAACTCGACCGCCTGCTCAATGGGACGCCCGATCTTCCACCTGAGGTCAAGAAACAGATCACAGCCATGGAAGCCCGACTGTACCAGCAGGAGGTTCAAGTAGAGCGCGAACGACTCAGGCGAGAAGTCGCCCAGGTCGCCGATGGCTACGGTGAGTCCCTCCGGGGCGATGTTACGCAGGTTCTCTACAACGCCGTGCAGCGCGATCCGAACGTCGATCTGAACCGTGTCGCCGAGCAATACACCTCCTGGCTCGCCAAGCGAGAGGAGGAGGCTATCGCCCGGTACCTGGCAGAAAACCCACAAGCCTCCGCACAAGAGGCAGTGGCCGCAACTGACGCACCAGACAAAGGAGTCCCAGCCCGTCCCAAAAGGACCGGCACAGGGGCCTCCAGCGTCATGACGTCAGCCGACACGAAGAAGATCAAGTCGATCGCCGAGGGCTCAGAAGCCCTGATGGCAGCCATGAAGAATGGCGCCATCAACCTCTTCGGCTAATACAGGATATAGAAGATGCCAGCCACAAAGACTACACTCGACGCGGTCCTCAAGGACTACTACATCGGGCCGCTCCAGGAGCAGCTCAACAACGAGGTCATGGTCCTCAACATGTTTGAGAAGGCCAAGATCACATGGGCAGGCCGACAGGGTGTCGTGCCCGTGCATGTCGGACGCAACGCCGGAGTCGGCTTCCGCGCCGAGGAAGGCACGCTCCCGACAGCTCAAAATCAGGTGACCAAGCAGCTCACGTTCACCGCCGCCTACCTCTACGGTCGGTTCCAGGTGACGGGCCCCGCCATCGCGTCTGCCGCCAAGGGTGGAACCGCGAGCTTCATCGGCGCGCTTGAGTTGGAGATGGACAAGCTCAAGAACGACGTCCGCAACCAGGCCGATCGAGCCATGGTCAGCGGTGGTCGCGTGGTTGGCTTCCTCAACGAGCGCGAGACCCGGGCGGGCGCTGAAACGTGGCAGTTCCGGGGCGACTTTGCGAAGCTCGCCGCAGCACGCGCGGCAAAGGGCGGCAACATCGAAATCTCGGTGGTCGACTGCTCCAACAGCACCATCACTGGCGAGGCCGTCACCTACGAGTTCATCGCGACGTCAGCGGAGGTGGACACCACCCATGGAGGGTTCTCCCCGGCCAACGGAACGATTCGGCTCACGGACGCGCTCGACACGAGCGGTGTTGCCCCTGGCTTCGGTGCTGCGCTGGTTATCAGCGACGCTGACGCCAGCCTGAACTACCTGGACACGGAGCCCACCGGCATCTACGGCAACCTCGGCTATGTCGAACTCTTCGGGGTCGACCGTGGGTCCGTCGCTGGTGACGCAACGGCGCTCCAGTCGGTCATCATGGTGCAGGATGTCGACAACAACGGTGCAGCCGAGGCTCTGACGCTTGAGCGCATGCAGCAGGTCATCGACAACATCAGCGTGACCAGTGGAATGGACGTTGACGTCATCATGATGAACCCCACCATGCGGTCTCGCTACACGGGCCTCATCGCTGGCAACATCTTCAAGCCGGTTGAGAAGGCGACGACAGGTGACGGCGGCTTTTTGGGCCTCTCCTACGGTGGCGTGCCCATCAAGAGCGCGCGTCAGGTCGACACCGGCCTCATCCTCTTCCTCAACACCAAGTGCTGGAAGCTCGCGGTGCTGGAGGACGGCAAGTTCGCCGACCTGGATGGAAGCGTCCTGTCGCGAGTGAGCGACAACGACAGCTGGGAAGGTTTCTACAAGTGGTACTACAACCACTACTGCTACCGACCCAACGCGAATGGTGTCCTCACCGGCATCACCTTCGCGTAGGTGAGTGTGGTGAGCGGTCTCCATGATGCCCTTGTGGTTCTCCTCCTTATTGGTGGGGTGTTCGTGGAGATCGCTCTGACCAGGTTTCTGGTCGTGTTGCGAAGGGCAAAGCAGGAGGAGGTCAAACTCCTCCTGCGCCCTGATTCTGTCGATCCAATGCCATCCGAGATGCTTGAGGTGATCCATGCTAGAGGAAGTTCTGGCGGCTGGGTGGGAGTTCGGGAAGCCGTTACTCCAGGCTGGTTTTCAAAGAGCGGGTGAGCGGAGCGCTCCAGGCCCCTACCTTCAGGCCCCGGGTGCGCGCCAGGAGGCCGCAGCGTCTCTGTATGGAGCGCCACAAACATCTGGCGCTGTCCTCGACCCCAGGCAGGGCGGTGACAGGGGGCAGCAGCTACAGGCTGCCAAGTTCATCATCGACAGCGCGATACAGCTAGGCACGGCCTTTTCGCCAGACGATCAGGCAAGCCCCGAAGCTCGCGACAAGAAGCGAGCCACGACCTATGACGTGAAGGTCTATAGCCCTGAGAAGTCGGAGATGCTTGACGGTGTTCTCCGTCGATACACCACCGTGACCAGGCCCGATGGATCGACGTCCAAGTATTACCTGTCACCAAGCGAGCTTGTTAAGGACGGCAAGCTCCACTTTGGTGTAGATAAGCCCAAAGAGGGCAAGATGGGCTCTGTGACCACAAGCCCCGCACCAGGATCCTCCGCAGGCACCCTGTTTGCACCGCTGGACACAAGCTTCAACATGCCGGGTCCGTACGAGTCTCCCCTTGGCTATGCGTCCTCCCTGTCACTTCACGAAGACCTGACGCCTGAGTTTGACGGGAGCCTCATTGACGCCATGTTCCCCACCGGCACGGGGTCCTGATGCCTGACTACCCCTCAACAATCGGCGCGGACATACGCGCATCTCGCAGCGACAAGACGACCTATGCCAGGGTGTGGGACCTTTGCACCATGTTTTTGGAGGGTCGGCAGTGGCTCGATTATAACCGGGATCAAAAGCAGTTCGTTATTGACCTGCGTTCCCGACCAGACGGCAGCCAGAGGCAGACGGTTAACCTGCTTCTCAATATCTACCGGAACATCATGGCGAGGTTGACACTGTCGTACCCGTCCATCGCTGTGCTGCCGGCGAGTCCGTCCAACTCAGACATCATCAAGGCGAAGAGTTCCGAGACCGCGCTCAGGTATTATTGGTCTCGCGAGGATATCGAGAGCAAGCTCCATCGGGGGCTCCAGTGGATGCTGGTCACCGGCACCACTGCGATGCACAGCTACTACGACGCAGACGAAGACGTCATCCATACGGAGCCTATCAGCCCCTACGACCTCATCTTTGAGGATAAGGTCACCGACCCAGAGGAGTCCCTTTGGGTAGCCATCCGGAGCTTCCACGTCGAGCAGGACGTCAAGGACGCCTACCCTGAGCAGGCGGACGAGATATCAGCCACTCAAAGCGACTCCGATGATAACGGCCTGGACGCAGACCTCCATACCATCCCAGAGGACCGGGTCGAGCTTATCGAGGTCTATTGGCGAGACGGCCGACACGCCATCCTGTCTGGCGATGTCTACCTCTACAAGGGCACGTGGAAGACAAAGACCTTTCCCATCCAGGTCATTCGCTACACTGAGGTCCCAGGACGCCTCTGGGGAATCGGCCTCATGCAGCCTCTTCTCGACCTTCAGCGCCTCTACAACGAGCAGCGCACCCAGGTGGTCCACAACGTCAAGCTGATGGGCAACCCCAAGTGGGCCATCCCCAAGACCGCCGGCATCAACACCTCGGCCATGACCAACCGCCCAGGCGAAAAGGTCTACTACAACCCGGCAGGCGGGGCGCCACAGCAGATCCAACCCGTGCCACTCCCCTCCTATGTGCTTGACAGCCTGACAAGAACGCAGGCCGAGATGCACGACGTCTCCGGCATTCACTCAGTCAGCCTCGGTAAACGCGCTGTTGGCGTCAGCAGTGGTCGCGCCATGGAGGTGCTCTCTCAGAGAGATACCTCGCAGCTTCAAGAGACGCAGCTCAACATTGAGCGCGCCATCCGAGAGATGGCCAAGGTCATCCTTGAGCTTATGAAGCGGCACTACACCGAGGGTAAGATGGTCCGAATGATGGACCAGACAGGGCGCGTGGCATACGATGCTATCTCCTCGGAGAATATCGTGGACAACCCTGAGATCTTTATCGAGGCAGGTAGCGCATTCCGGTGGGATGCGCGTGATAGAGACCAGTACGTTATGGAGCTTTTCCAGGCGGGCCTCATCGACCCAGAGACGGCCATGAAGGAGATGTCCTTCCGCACCGGCAACGCCTTTGTCACTGAGAAGATCCAAGGGCTCTCCCACGCCAAGAAGATGCTGGAGGCGGCCAAGCGCGGCTACGAGATCGAGGTCTTCCTCTCAGACGACCTCCAAGCCATGCTCAAGGTCTTCACTGACTTCATCAAATACGACGACGAGTTCTACGCCCTGCCGGAAGAGCGTCAACTCTACGTTCGCGATGTCGTTGTTGCTGTCGAGAACCCGCAGGTTGCCGACGCGCAGTTCCAGCAAGCCCAGGCCATGCAAAAGGTCTTCCCGCGCCAACCAGGCGCGCGGAGCGACATGGGCAACCAGCTTGGTAACATCGTTACAGCAGGGTCGCCAGCCACGCAGGGTCAGATGGCAGAGGAGTCGATCAGCAGGGCAGGCCAAGTCGGCCTCATGGAGTCGGCTGAGTCCGCACAGGCGGCTGGCACGGAGGCGCTTATTAGCCCGGTCTTCGGAGGTATCGGATGACCCCGGCAGAGGTTACCACCAAGTTCAGGCAGTACATCGACGAGCCTGACCAAACATTCGTGTCGGATGCGGACGTCGAGACGTACCTCGATGACGGCTATCGCGAGTTCCGGAACATCGTCTGCGACATCAACCCTATGATCTACAACGTCTCACAGGGCATCACCCTGGCCGACGTTGACTCACTCGACCTGACCACAAGCACGCCGAAGTTCCTCGGTGAACACGCCGATGCGTCAGCTGGAAGCCTTGTCCGCATCAACAGCTTCAACCGTGTTGACGCCACAGGCAAGATCCTCGGCAGGTTCCAAGGGGTCAGCAATGTGCGCGCCCTCCAGGTGATGCCGTCGTCGTATTACCTCAAGGGCACCGTCCTCATGTTCAGCCGAAAGCTGACAGGCTCCTACAGCCTTGAGTATGTCCCGGCGGTCAACATCACATGGACCGGGGGTGGGGCTAGCGCGTTCATCGATGACCTGTCCCCATTCCATGACCTCATCCCGCTGCTGGCGTACCGGCAATACGCCATTGTGGACGGGGCCGAGAACGGACCCATCATCAGGCAGACCGAGATACGCCTCAGGCGGTTCATGGAGTACCTGCAAGACCGCGCACACGACGGCTGCGACTACGTCCAGAACATCCCCTGGTTTGGCCTCTAATGGCAGTGCCAGCAAACGAGGTCGAGGTTCTCGACGGCGGCATCCAGGCCAACGCGCCCAGCAAGGGCTCGTTTGCCCTCAACATGCTGTACGACAACAACTGCTGGCAGGTCCGAGAGGGGTTTGGCCAGGTCACACAGTTCGACACAGAGATGTCTGCACCCACAAGCAGCATGGCAAACGCCTCGTGGGGGTACACCCATCACATGGGTTCGGCACTCATCAAGACAAGCTTCGGCAACCTCCAGATGCTCTCAGTCTTCCTGGCAGACGTAAACACGTCCTACCCTGGCGGCCCGACAAACGCCTACACCTACTCAGTAGCAACGCCGCTGTACATGGTGAGCATCTACGACCTCACCACCAACGAGAGGTTCGAGGTCCCGCTCTATCCGCACACAAGCCAGACCGCCGTCAGCAGCACCTATGGCGATGAGCCGCCCACAACTACGGGAGGCCGCTCAACCATTGAAACAGGTCACGGCATTGAGGGCATGATGCCCCAATACCAGACGTCGTTTAATCACAACTACGCAGCCTGGATTAGAGCAAAGGACGAGTTCTTCTTCTTTGAAGAGTTCAACGACATCCTGTTCTTTGGCAACAAGGTTGCCGGCACCTGGGCATATTTGCCTGCGTCGTTTAGCGGTATTCGCAAGACCGGTCTTGATCGGGTAAGCCAGCACGAGTTCGCCGAGGCGTATGGCGAGTCGTCCATGATTACACCAGTGGTCCTCAGCCCCGGGCTCAACCCGGAGGCGTTTGTCTACCTGCGAACCTCCGACATGCCCAACCCGGTAGATGTTGCCGTTGTTCAAAACCGATTCGTCTATGCGACAGGCCGCACAGTCTTCTTCTCAGACCCAGGATTCCCGGCCAACATTGTGGCCGATAACTCGATGTCGGTGCCGTCTGAGGAAGAGATCACAGCCATCACCGAGCTAAACTCAAACCTCATCATCTACACCGAGAACGAGACATGGCTCTATCAGCCATCGGTCGGCGAGATAGCTAGCGCTGGGCGCCTCACGCGGACAAGCCAAACAGTGGGCTGCGTAGGCCCCAATGCGCTGTGCAGCGTCGAGGGCGCGCTGGTTTGGGTGGACTCCAGCGGGGTCTACAACACATCCAACGGCCTTGAGACGCAACTGATGTCCACCGACATCACGCCGTTCTTCAGCCGCGAAGGCATGACCAACCCCATGACGTCCTACTTCGTGGACAGCGGGCACACCACACTCGCAGGAGAGCAGCCGCTCACCACCATGCGGCTCGACCCCAAAGGCGCCAAGTGCTGCTACATCGCAGAGCGCAGGCTGCTGGTCGTGTCGGTGCCAGGCCTGTCCGGCGCACTTGTCCTGAGCAATGGCAAGTGGGCGTGGTGGACGTTTGAGTCCATGGTTGCCGATGACGGGGCCGGAAGCGCCATTGTCGGCGTGTCACAGCGACTCCCAGCGCCGTGGGTGCTCAACTACCAAGACGACCTCTTTGCTATCGCCGGGCCCGACATACAAGCCATCACGGACGATGCCGAGCTTGTCAACGGTACCGACATCGACTTCGACATCACGTCCCGGTCGTTCTTCATCATGGAGTACGGACGTGGCGGCAATATCGACCGAAGCATTACAGATGAGGACGACCGAAAGCTCACAGGCTATGGGTCTGTTATTAATCCGTCAGGAGCGACCGAGGCCGCAAACCCCGCAGACTGCATATCGACCGATGGTGGATTCTTCTTTGAAGACCCCGTCAAGGTCCCAAAGGGGTACGTGTTCCCGTCAGGAGTGGAGACTGCCACTACCGACGACTACATCCTAATCCCCGTCGTCGTGGTGCCCCCCAGGGGCGTCTTCCTTACTGGCGGTGTTGGTGGCATCGACGCCATACATGCGAGACTGTCCTTCGATAAGGACCACTGGCAGCCGGTTTTCAATCACGCAACCAATAGCACGGTTGAGTTGATACTGCCCACAGAGCGCATGGAGAGCGCGGTCCCAGCGGCGGGGACCGACCCGTGGACCGTCCTCACCTACAGCGACGCTGCCATGACAACGCCAAGCCGAGATGGCGGATATCTGCTCATCAACTGGACGGGCTCACACGCGGCCCACTATCACGCGCCAAACATGAACCTGAGCCCAGGCAGGCGCAACAGGCTGATGTTCCTGCCCTTCAAGCGTACCGGTGCACACCTGGCCGACGATTGCAGCGGCATGGGTTGGGAAGTTCTCATCGACACCACACCGACGCCAAACGCGAGCTATCTCACCCTTAGCGACACGGGCACCGCTGTCCGCAGGATGAGCCTCAACGTGTTCAATCGCTGGTCGATGGGCACGGGCACCGTGCGCAAAGAGGACTCCGTCTCTCAGCCGGTCGACTGGGCCTACAAGTCCACCAACGTGGGCCTGGGCGAGGGGAAAGAGCTGAAGATGCGCGGCATCTACGCTGACCTCCTTAGCCACGGTGCCGGCACAGATAAGCTCAACACCGTCTGGCCCTATGGCCTGTTCAACACCATCGTCGGCAGTGACCGCAAGGAGTGGATTGCGCAGGTCATCGACATGACCCCAGCACAACCCGCTGTCGACCAGCAGGACAGGGTCGCCCCGTTCACCAGCAAGAACACCCTGCGCACCAGGGTGCAGAGGTCTGATGGGGAGCTTGTGGACAAGGTCTTCCAGAGCGGCGGAACGGATATCGTGTGGGGACACCCAGGCATGCCAGCAGCCTCAGACCCCGGCAACCTCCTTATTGGCGACGAGGACACCAGCACGCTGTCTGTCAGCATGTCGGTTAAGGGTCAGTCATTCAGCGTGATGAACTTCGGCTTCATCATGAATCGAGCCGAGCGACTTCTCATTGAAGGCGTGAAGGCGGTGTTCCGCGTTGTCGGCGGCCGACGACGAAGGGGGCGCTGATGAGCACCGGGATGTATGAGAAGCTCCTGAGGCCAGCGCAGAGCCCAGAGGACGCGAACGACCAGGCCCTCACCGACAGTATCGTCAAGCGAGTTCAGAGCCTCGATGTGCTGACCGAGCGCTCGCTTCTGAGCGAGCAGATGAAGCACTCGAACATGTGGAACCTTGGCGATGCCGTCTACGGAAGCTTTCGCCACGCCACGAACTACAATCAAATCAGGGGCATAGCTGCCGGCGCGAGGTTTACCAAGCCCTGCCGGTTCGACAATCACGCCACAGTGTTCGGCGTGGAGTTCTCCGACGATGATGCGCTTTCGTCGCCTGAGCTTGTCCATATCACCGCAGACCCTCTTGGTGGCCACGGCGTGGTGTTTGTGAACTGCACGTTTAGACGTGCACCGTCAAGCAGTCCGCAGCACGTCTACCTTGAGAGCGGTGCCAAGGCCATCTTCCTTGGCTGCATGTTCCTGGGCAGGCCTGACTCGCCCACGCTTTCGGTGATCAATAACACCGGGGGCGCAGGCAACGCTCAGGCCATCGGGTGCCTCAACGCCACGGGCAGCGTGTCGCTTGGGCCGAATGTTACCGCTACTGGAGTGCTAAACATCTCATGACGTGGCGAAGAAACCCCAGAACCATCACCAAGGAGCAGTTCTCCACGGGGACCACCATCGACGGTGACCGTATTGACAACGCCTTGGACGACGTGGTGGAGCGCGTAAACAATATCTCACATGGCGACATCAAGAAGCGATGGGTGCCCATCACCTATGTCGCAGGCTGGACGCCCCAGTCCCCCGCAACGATCGAGCGCGCCACGCCAGACCCCACCGCATCAGGCAAGTCGTATGATGGCGAGGTTGCTGCCATGCACCACTGGCCCTGGCTTCGTGTGAGGAACTGGTACAACGAGGTCGCCGCAGGCACTCTCGGCGCAGCCATAGACGATGACGTCACGTTCACCAACCCCTACCGCCTAAAGGGTGTTGGCGCCCCCGGCATTCACCCCTATGGCCAAGCCACAGGTGCAGTTGGCGGCGAATATACCATTGCGGGCAACCCGGTGGGAGAGCAGTACGCATGGACTCGCTCTTGGTTCCTTGAGAGGCCGAGCATCCTGGATTCTATTGACCTTGTCCTTGAGGTTGACCACTCAGGCTCAGCGCTGGGTGCCGATCGGCCGTTCCAGAACAGCTTTGAGTATGGGGCGGAGGCGCCAGACGGATACCAGCCACTCTCCGACGACCACGGCCTGGCCATCACCGCAGCCGTTGACAATGAGTTCGACAGAGAGAGCCGCAACATGGCCGACGTCGAGGTCCTGAGGAAGCGGTTTGCGATTAATAATGACGCATTCAGCATCCTCCAACTTCCCACCCATGGTGGCGGATCACCCGCCTATTCAACCTTTGAGCCGACCGTCGACAATGCGGTCCCGTGTCAGGCCACCACCATCCAAGGTGTCCATGTTCGGCTTAATGACCTGAACATCCCCATCCACCAGAACGCAAGGCTGCGTATATCGGTTGTCATACCGTCGTACCCGACCGCCCTTCAGCCAAACGGGTGGAACCCCAACAACTACTCCAAGCTCTTCCCATGGCTTCAGCAGAAGATGCACATGACGGTCACCATGCTTGAGGAGGTGACCAGTGGCTAAGATCACACGAAAGCGCCTCGCGCGCGGCACCAAACTCTCACCAGACCACGTCACCGCGCCACTGGCCGCCGCAGCCAGTGAACTGCATAACATCAATATCGAACGCAGTCAGATGCAGGCGCCGACCGCGCCATTCTGCGTCAACCTCTCGTTCCCATATATCGGCAGCGAGGTTCCGGACGGAAGGATGACCGTTCCGTTTGTCCTACCACCACTCCAGGAGAACTTCGCAACACAGCCACTTGGTGGCGGGTTGTACAACCCCCTCTACTCTGAGCGCACACCTCAGACAAAGCTCAAGTCTGTGTCCTTTTCCTTTGACCAAAGGGCCGAGCCAGTCGCCATCGTCTCACACCTCTGGAATGAAAGCGGGACCGCAAGGTCTGGGCTTTACGGCTACTCGTCTGAGCAAGGGAAGATGTCATTTGAGGACGCCGAGCGCCTCGACATAAGCCTGTCTATTCACAGCAAAGATGCACACATATTTGGGGACGTCTATCCCTACAAGCTGTCTACGCCTGTGTGGTCAACAACCATACCAGCAAGCGCCCTTATGGGTGCGTCGTTGCGCGCCAACCCGTTCATCCAGACCGACATCGATATTACGGTCAACCCCTATAAGACCTACTTCTTCAAGGTCGAATGCCCAGGGCTTGCCGACTCCAGCACCGATAGGTCGCTGTGTCTCCCAGGCGTTGAGGTGTCGATGAAGTTCGCTTGCGAGTTGATGTCCCGTGACACGGGCAACTCCATTCAGAACATCCCCAACAGGACGGGCGCTGGTGGCAGCAAGTGGGGTGCGAAGACTGGGCCAACGGTCACCGTCACGGCGCCCGCCAGCGGTACAGCCATCGAGGCTGACGAGCCCGATGGCGTGGGATACAACATCACCGCTATTGACGATGAGTTCCGCGAGAAACTAGACGGTGGATACGATCGCTATGCAGATGCCCCTCCGACAGAGGTCCTGAAGCACGACGCCGCGTATGACGTCATCTCTGTTCCGATATTCCAAAACAGCGCTCACGGCGGCGTTGCGGCGCAGCCAACATACCTGGCCACGATGCCCTATGTCGGCACGCGCTCAGCACTGACAAGCGGCGCGGGCATATTCGACCGACGCCTCATCCCGATACATCACTCATACACCGTCCACCACATGGTCCTGGCCTGGAACTGGACCCCGTGGAGCGTTCTGCTGGGGAAGAACCCCATTGATACGGGCGTTATCCAGGCGGTCGACCAGGACGCATGGATGGTTGCACCGTCTGCAAACATAAGGCTTAAAGTCGGCGTTGGCATTGGGACTGGTGACGCATCCGATCAGTTCGGGTATGAGGAGCTTGGCTCGATTACGCTCAACGACCCCA